CCATTACCGACGCCCCCGCTGCAGCCTTACGTCTTCGACATGCTGCAGTACATGGACCAGATACGAGAGGAGCGCAGCGGCTCGTCGCGTATGAGCCAGGGTCTCGATGAAAACGCCCTAACTTCGCATACGTCCGCGACCCAGGTCGCACAGGTAATGACAGCAGCTGCACAACGTGTCGAGCTCATCGCACGTCAGTTTGCTGAGACCGGCGTGAAGGACTTAATGCATGCGGTCTACGAGCTGGTACAGAAGCACCAGGACAAGGAGCGCGTTATTCAGCTCCGCAACCAGTGGATTCCGGTGCGCCCAGATCATTGGCGCGAAAAGATGGATTGTGTCGTCGCGGTCGGCCTGGGACATGGCAACCGGGATCAGCAGCTGATGCACCTGTCTAACCTCATGCAGTTCGCGTCGCAAGCGATGTCCGGTGGTCTATCGATCGTCAACGAGCAGAACCTGTACAACCTGGGCGCCGAGCTTGTTAAGAACATGGGATTCAAGGACGTCGATTCTTTCCTGACGGACCCGAGCCAGCAACCGCAGCAGCAGGGTCAGCCTTCGCCTGAAGAGCAGATGGCACAAGCCGAGCTACAGCTTAAGCAGGGTGAGCTCGAGGTCAAGATCGCTGAGACGCAGATCAAACAGCAGAAGCTGCAGCTCGAGGCAGCACAAGGTCAACAAGAGATGCAGCTCAAGGCCGCTGAGCTGAAACTCGAATCCGAACAAGCGCGGCCCGTAGCAATCGGAGACACATGATGCCGAAAGTGAAAGGGAAAGAATTTCCGTATACCGAAGCAGGGATGCGAGCTGCTGAGCTTGCTCGAAAGACAAAGGGATCAATCAGCGACAGAGAGCTCCAGATATTTTTGGATATGGGGAGACAGCTTGCTAAAGGTAAGCGTAACAAACCGAAGTGGACAGATCGCTCCGGTTATCGCAAATAATGAGTAACGAAGAACAACGCGGGGAGCATGCAAAGACGCTCCTCGAGGATTACATGATCGACGAGGCGTTTGAGTCGATTCGTCAGGAAATCTTATCAGCGTGGGAACACTCTGATAACACTGATGTAACTGCCAGGGAGACAGCTTACATCAGTTTGAAACTGCTTTCCCGACTGCGCACTTACTTCGAGTCTGTTGTTACGACCGGAGAATTTTCGAAGTCGGAAAAACGGGAAGCTCGGTACAACTGAGCTAAATCGAAACTAGCCCACAAGGATGTGGGGTGCCGCCTTCGGGCGGCGTTTTTCAAGGAGTAACACAATGGCGGACACGCAAGAAGCACCCGTCCAGGATGCAGCTGAGCCTGGTTCTATTCAACAGGCACAACAGGCTTTCATGGGCCTTCTGGACTCGCAAGAAAACCCGGAACCCCAGGCGGAAGCCGAACCGACCGAAGAATTAGAGTCCACGGATGAAATTCCAGACGAAGATTCCGAGGCGGATTCTGAAGACGAAACCGAAGAGTTAATCGAAAACGATCCTGAAGAAGAGGACACCGAGGACGATGAGCTCGAGGAAGAGTCAGCGAGTGAAGAAGAAGACGACGATGCCGTCTATGCCGTAAAGGTCGGCGAAGACGAGCTCGAAGTCTCCATCGATGAACTCATAAAGGGCTATTCACGGCAGTCGGATTACACCAAGAAAGCCCAAGCACTTTCTGAACAACGAAGGGAAATCGATACCCTCAAGCAACAGCACGAGGCCGAAATCCAACAGATTCAGGCAGAGCGTCAGCAGTACATGGAATCGCTCACGCAGGTCATTGAAAACTCAAACCTCGATCAATTCAATATTGATTGGGACCGTTTGAAAGCTGAAGACCCGCTCGAGTACATAACCAAGAAGCAAGAGTTTCAGGACGCTAAAGACAAAGTCGCGCAGCTGCAGCAACAGCAGCACAGAACTGCGCAGCTTCAACAGCAGCAACACCAGGAACAATTGCAGCAGCAAATGGCTTACGAGCATGAGCAGCTGGTCCAGAAGCTTCCCGATTGGGGAGAACCTGAAAAGCAAACCACGCTCGCCGGCGAATTGCGGTCCTACTTATCGGACCAGGGTTATGTGCCTGACGAGATCGACAGCTTAATCGATCACCGATCTTTTATCGTGGCTCACAAGGCCATGATGTACGACCGACTACGCAAGGCTGATCCTAAAGCTAAAAAGCTGAAGAACAAGCCTAAAGTTGTTCGTGGCGGAAAGGGAACGACAAAGGCCAAAGCAGCGCGGGACCGTGTGCAACAAAACAGAAACCGTCTAAAACAAACGGGCCACGTCAGAGACGCAGCTCGTGCGTTGGAAGACTTTTTATAGGAAAAACATCTCATGGCAGTTCCAAGCAATACGCGCATGACTCATAGCGCGATAGGCATGCGGGAAGATTTGTCGGGTGTCATTTATGACATCTCACCGACAGATACCCCAATGCTTTCAAATATGGGCAAGGAATCGTGTGATCACACGAAGTTTGAGTGGCAAACTGATTCGCTCGCCGCTGCGGCCACGAATACGAACCTAGAGGGAGACGATTCGACCGCGACCGCAGTGACAGAGACGACTCGCCTGAATAACTACACTTCCATAGCGAAGAAAGTAGTGCAGGTGAGTGGAACCTCTCAAGCGGTGGACTTTGCTGGTAAAGCAAACAAAGGCGAGCTTGCCTATCACATGTCACGTCGCGCTCAGGAATTGAAACGCGACATGGAAAAAATGATCACGGACAACGTGGCGTACAACGCTGGCGCATCCGGCACCGCTCGTGTCTCCGCTGGTCTTCCGGCATGGGTTGCAAGCAACTATCACACTCTCGGCACCGGCGCGACGTCGGGTGCGGCAAGTACCGGTAACGGTTCTGACACCGCAACCAACGCCTCGACCGCAAACGCGATCACTGAGGCCGGCATCAAGCAGGTCTTGCGTGAGTGCTTTGACAATGGTGGTTCGCCCGACACGCTCGTCGTCGGTGCTTTCAACAAACAGGCAATCTCTGCTCTCACGCAGAGCGTAGCTCCGTTGCGTGGTGACGCTGGTGGTAAACCAGCAACGGTGACTGCAGCGGTCGATATTTACGTTTCCGATTTTGGAAGCGTACGAGTTATAACCGACCGATTCTCTCGCGCTCGCGATGCCTGGTTCATGGACTTCGATTACTGGTGTATCTCTTACCTGCGTCCGTTCAAGCAAGAAACCCTTGCGAAAACTGGCGACTCTGAGAAACGCCACATCGTTGTCGAGTGGGGTCTCAAGTCGAAGAACGAAAAGTCCAGCGGATTCCTCGCGGACCTCTCATCTTCGTAACCACGCTGTAACCACGAAAAGCGCCCCTTCGGGGGCGCTTTTTTTTGGAATTTTTTCATGGCAAGAACTCGTTTTTTTGATCAGACGCCTTCGACCAAAACCTATTGGCATGACGAGCCTGACGGCACGATCACGCTGAACACGGTCCAGGACGTTGAGCCTGTAATTGAAGCCAACAAACGCATCTTTAACGAGTACGGTGACAAACGTACTCAGGGCAAGATGGGTGAGTGGCACCTGGCGGCATCGATCCCGCAGAACGTCTGGGATCAGTGGTGCCTGGAGACGGGCGGCGCCATCAAGAAAGACAAAAAACTCCTCGCGAAATATTTGAACTCGCCAGAGTTTAAGTACTTCCGAACTTCACCAATGGACATTTAAATGTACAGACCAGTAAAAACCCATCGGGTATCTCTAAGCACGACCAGTGCGGCGATGAGTGATGGCGTCGGCGGAACCGATACCGGTTCAGTCTGGGGCATCATGGTGACAGCAGACTCGAACTGCTTTATTGAAATCGCTGCCTCGCCGACTGCCACAACGACCAGCATGTACGTGCCGGCAAACGTCAATCCGATTTTCTTGAAAATCAATAACGGTGAAAAGGTCGCTGGCATCATGGCATCCGGCACCGGTTACTTGTACGTGACGGAGCTCAGCAGATAGTGGCCTTATCCTCGTTCACCGAGCTAAAGGCCGACATCGCGAACTGGCTCGACCGGTCCGATCTCACGTCTCAAATCCCGAGCTTCATCAAGCTGGCCGAGGCCAGGTTTTCGCGTGAGCTCAAGATACGTGCGATGGAGACCAGGTCTACCGCATCGACGACAGCGAGCGACCGCACTCTCGGCTTGCCGACCGGTTACCTCGAGATGCGGAACATCCAGATCAACACCGATCCGATCACGTCGCTCGAGTATTTGTCTCCTGAAATGATGGACCGGTTATGGGGCGGCAGCACCAGCGGTACCCCGAAGACGTATACGCTTATCGGTGACGAGCTCTTCCTGGGGCCGGCGCCCGATTCGGTGATGACGATCGAGATGGCGTACTACAAAAAATTCGACGCGCTATCGAGCAGCACCGCGACAAACTGGCTACTCACTAACGCGCCGGACATTTACCTTTACGGGTCACTTCTCGAAGCGGCGCCTTATCTCCAGGACACCGAAAACCTGCAGGTGTGGCAAGCGTTCTACAAAGAAGCCATCGAACGGTTGCAGCTGGCAGACGATCGCGATCGCTACTCGGGGTCAGTGCTTCGCATTACGACCACGAGCGGTAATCCGTGAGCACGTATTGGGACGGAGATTCTCTGTCCTGGGATTCGGACGGTACGACCTGGGACGCGGCGGCAATAGCTGGCGCAGCTGCCCTTGCTATCTCTGGTGGCATGACCGACTTAGTGTCGGTGACGTTATCAGGTTCTAGTACGTTTGCTGCGCAACTCAGTGGGACACACAGCTCTACTGCAACCTTTCCAGCTAGCGTATCGTTTGCGGTTCAGCAGTCGCAATCGGAGACCGCAGCACTGACTGCGCCAGGTACTGCGACCATCGCAGTTTCAGTCGGCAACACATTAAGCAATGCACTTACTGCTGCTGCGTCGATCTCAATGGGTGTTTCCCAGGATAGCGCAGCCACAGTAGTTGCGACCTTGCCCAACTCCGCAACGATCGCAGCGAACATGGGCTATTCAGGCATCTCTGCGTTTTTGTGGACTACATCAAGCGAAGGCACGGACACCTGGACGGATCAGACTGAGTCTAGCGACACCTGGACGGATCAAACGGAATCAACAACGACATGGACAATTCAGTATCCCTCGTAGCCACGGGCGGAATCAACATGAAAGAGGATAAAACTTTGGAATTAAAACTCGAGAATACCTGGACGGTTATCTGCAAGGATGCCAAAGGCCGAGAGAAGTGGCGCGAGGTCAACGACAACCTAGTCACCAACGCCGGCCTGGATGACATCCTGGACAAGTACCTAAAGGGCAGCAGCTACACTGCAGCCTGGTATGTTGGCCTCAAGGGCGCTGGCACCGCAGTCGCGGCTGACACAATGTCATCGCACTCATCCTGGAGCGAAATCACCGACTACTCACAATCTGTGCGACCAACGCTCACGCTGGGTACGGTCTCATCGCAATCAGTCGATAACAGTGCGAGCGTTGAAACATTCTCAATCAATGGCACTGCAACTGTCGCTGGTGCTTTTTTAAACACGGACAGCACGAAATCCGGCACGTCGGGAACGCTTTACGGTGTGGTCGATTTCACGACCTCACGTTCAGTGATCTCAGGCGACACGCTCGAGGTCACAGTCACGCTGACATCTGCGAGTGCCTAATCATGGGCGTTGAAGCGAGCTACTCAAACATAAGCGATCTGAACACGTCCTGGCCGCTTGGCACGGACGTGAAGTCAGAAGGCGACCAACACCTGCGCGGCGTCAAGACGGCAATCACTGGCACCTTCGCTAACGTAGCCGGTGCCGTGACGCCGACACACACCGAACTTAATTATGTTGATGGCGTCACCAGTGCGATACAGACGCAGCTCGACAGTAAAGAGGCGTCTGGTGCAGCGGTTGCGCTCGCGATCGCCCTGGGAGGCTAAATGGCAAATACCTTTAAAAACGCTGCCGCTGCAATTGGCACGAGTCGGACTGACGTTTACACCGCGCCAGCTGCGACTGCCAGTGTCATACACGCAGTCTATCTATCCAACATCGATGGCACGAGCTCAGTAGACGCGACCATCGAGGTCTACGACTCTTCCGCGACGACTTATTACCACGTCGGGAAGACCCTACCAGTGCCGGCCGACTCTACGTTAGTTCTGGATAAGCCCCTCAACCTCGAGACCGGCGACAAGGTGACCATCACCGCGTCAGCTGCAAGCGATCTCGAGGCATTTCTTTCAGTTCTTGAAATCACATGAGTTATTTAGGTAAATACGAGCAAAGGGCGACGAACATAAAGAGGTTTGATGCAACAGGCTCAACGTCTGCTACTCATACCTTAACGTGGGTTCCCACAAACGAACAAAGCATCATTGTTACCATAAATGGTATCAAACAGCACGAAGATGCTTACTCTGTTTCTGGGGCTGTTCTGACCCTAACTTCCGCCCTCGTATCTACCGACAAATTAGAAGTAATCGGTATTCAAGATATTGGAGTAGGCATAGTCCCGGCTGATGGCGTTGTTAAGAATGTCCATATAGATGA